GAGCTTTAATTTCCTCGCTCTTTCTGGCTTCCTCAACCTCCTCAAACTTAGCGATAGTGCTGAGAGCTTCGTCGTGCTTTTTATTAAGCTCGTCGTAGGTCGTCACCATATCTGAAAGTTTAACCTTCATAGAAGCGAATTCACGCTCCACAATGGTCTCACTGTCAGAAGTCTTTTCAACTGTCTTTTCAGTCATATTTTTTTCCTCGCTGTTTGACCCGTTTGTTTCACAGGTACATGCGCCCCCATGACCATCACAGTCACAGGAGTCTTTTGTTTCATGTCTTTCACATTTCGTTCCAATTGTACATGCGTCACAAACTGGGGTGCGAGTTCCGTTATCAATGAAACTCACCTCGATTGGACGAATGTTAGTAGCGAAAGGCTCTCCCCAGACATCTAAGTCTCTGGAAAGCCAGTCAATACTTACGTGCGTCATATCGCCATTTTCAATTTTCTCTAGCACTTCATTCGCTTTCTCCGCATTCTTATGAATACGGGCTAAAAGCTTCACGGCCTGTAAACCATCATCAAGCTCAACCATTTCTGGATTAATAGCCACGCCCAGTAAATCGTCTGGAGTTCTTTGATGATTAAAGTAAACCGGAAGCTCGTCGAAAGCTTCTATATTATCCTTTAATATACTAGGTTCTATATAAACCTTTTGGTCGCCATCAGCATCGTGGGGGCCGCTGGTGATGGCTATAACTGGAAACTCAAAATAATCATCATTATTTTCTATATCCCCTATCTGCATCGCAAAAGTTCTGCGCGTGCCATCTAAAGATGACCCCCCTATTGCGAATTCTCGAAGTTGTTCTGGAACATCTTCAATTCTCATTCTACATATATTGGATGCTAGTTTTTCATGATTTTCATAACCACGTTGTTTTAGCCTTGGCGCTATTTCCAATAAACAGCGCTCATAGGCATAGTCTTGTTTAGTCATTTTCTCTATCCCCCGTTGGATTTGCGGAAGGCTTATTGCCTCCCCTATTTTCCACTCTTTGAGTTTCTTCTTTTTTATCTTGATTCTTTCCGCCAGAAATATTAGCATTCTTCGCAGAATCCTGTGGTTCAACCGTTCCTTCTGGGTTCAGTCCTCTTTCTCTTCGAATTTCAGAAGGCGATAATACTCCTTCTGATAGATAAACCATATCTGTCTTTGCTTTAACAAAGGCGTCAGTAACATTAATTTGTCTAAATTTAAATCTAGCGTCGCCACTATATAATTGGGGCATTAATTGAGAATTAAGAGCCGCTTCAACAGCGGACTGTAAATGTCTTACGTAGGGTTCGAAAATAGGCCGCGCCTGTTCCGGCTTCTCCCACATAGTAATAGGTACTTTTAGCGCAATATGTATCTTTTTAAGAATATCATCCGTATATTTTCCATATTCAAACGCTCTTTGTGTGCCCTGAAGTTCCTTGACATTAATATCGTTGCCATGAATAATGTCTTCGCCGGGCTCCAGCGCATTAAATGCTGATACAACTTCATTAATCTTATCAGCATTATAAGGCATATCGGGGAGTCCACAGCTAATATCAAACCGACTATTAGCGTATTTATTGAGAGCAGCCCCGATATCCCGTTCTGCATAATCTTTAAGGTCAACCAAATACAAAATTGGATGAATGTCAGATAGACCATAAGCATAATCGTCAAATGAATTGTTTTTGTATTCGATGACTTCATCAACTTCAAATCTAACTGATTCTTTGTCATCTCCCACATCCTGATAGTAGTACATAGTCTGTCCATAAGCATTTCTCTGTATAAACATATTAAGAGACGACCTTAATACAAGGTTATCCCCCGTCCACTCAAGGTAAGAAGTACCAAAAATTCTGCCATTTCTTAACCAACCGTATAAAATCTGGTCGATATTAATTTCCGTGAACATCTTTTGGATGTCCTCGCGCTCTGTGTCATTATCTGTTACAATATCATACCCGTCTTTCGCTGCATATAGACATGGTAAATCTATAAGTGTCCTAATAATAGGGTCTGCTAGATACACATTCATATATGTTCTAGGGTCGCCTATAGGCTTCTCATAGTTTGAACCAAACATTCCGTATTTTTCTTGGAGTTGGATGCGTTTTATAACACCTTCTCCAAAGCTACGGGGTTCATCCTCTACAAACGGAGGGTTACTACCTTTAGTAGCGAATGCTCGCCTTTTAAAGGGCCAATAATCGCGCAGGGCCATGGCTATCAACTCCTATTATATAAAGATAGTATTTAAAGGTTTCGTTCATATACCTCCGGGTATACGCTTATTTAATGTATTTATATGACTTTTTGAAGTAAAAATAGATGGTGTATGTTTTTCTTTGTGGAGCGCTGGTGTATTTCTATTCAAAGAAGCACTAACAAAGGTAGCACTAGCAGGGGACATAGTTAAGGTGGCATGTACTCCCATAACAGAACTATCACAATAGTCATCGTGTTTTCCGGTAGGGGCAGAAATTCTTTCAGTTTTATTAGCAGCGTCCATCACATATTCTAAGTCTACATGCTCTCTAATCCACTTATTAACCAATTTAGCCTCCTCTGGTGGCAATCCCTCAGGGTCGGGTATCTTAATTATCCCCTGTTGGATGTACGAAACATAGTCACGATAACCTTGGGTTTTCGTACCTTTGGGGCCACCAGTAAAAATGAAGGGTATAAAATACATACCCAGCTCTATACAAGCAACCCTTATGTCTTGTTCGATTGCGCCGCCAATACCAGTAGCATCAATAATAACCCGCTCAGCCCCAAAATCTCGGGCAGTGTCAACGATACGTCTACGCTGATACGGGATATCGTGTCCACCTGTTCTAGGATTAATTTCTTCCAATGATATAAGACGCGCAATATTTCCGGCATCGGATTTTTCGGTAGCCCATACGCTGATAACCGTGCTATTAACAGATTTCCCAATGTCAACAGCGACAGTACAATTAGGGTATTTCGTTCCCCTTTCGGCAAAGGTCTGTCCCCTTTCGACGCACGCTCGCACCGCTTCCGCATTAAATATGTTCGAGACTGACTCGACGAATTCACACTCATACTCTGTCCTCCAATATAATGAATCTTCTCCCCACTCTATCATTTTGTCAAGCATTTCAGTTTCAGTATATGGAGGCTCATAGGCTCTACCAGCCTTCACAGCATCTCTCCATGTAAACACTAATTTTTCAAACGTGTTCGCATAGGCGTCATCATACAGATAGCGCCACATGTGGTTATCCTTACTTTTTGGCGTACCCAAGTTAATAAAGGGCGCCTTATTCGCCATTATACACGGCTCTGCATTGTCAACAAACAACCGGTCTTCTATCAGTGGGCTCTCATCCACAATTAAGAACGTCGGGTGCTGGCCTCGTATAGCCTGCCCTTGATTAGAAGGAGCTAATGGGGCTCTACGAAGGATAGTCCCGCCCTTCATAGTTATGTTTGGTTTGTTATGGAACCGGTATGATTTGATAAGCCCACTTAGAAAAGAATTATCTTGGAAGTGCCTGAAAACATAGTTAAAGATTAACGATGCTTGGTCTTCCGAAGGAGCTATAACAAAGACTAAGTCCCTAAATCGCTTAAAAAACATGTATATCGTAGCAGCGACGGAAAGAGCATAGGACTTGCCACAGCCTCGTGGAGCCAATATAGCCATTTTGCGCTGCTTACCGTTCTTTGGATAAGTAAGAGCTGTAACTATAATCGTCTCTTGGAGTGGCCGAAGCCTTAAAGGGCGCCTTTTGTTATCAATCAGGTAGGAATCGCAAAACGCGCGAATTAAGACAGTCATTTTCTTTTTGTCGTGTCTACACTGTTCGAATATATCCTCTAAGTAGATTGAATCGTGGGCGGATTTTCCCGAGATGGCGGAATTAAGCTTCTTCTGTTCGTCCTTCACCGCTATCGTCATCGTCATCTACTAAGTCCTCCAATAATGTCGCAAATTCCTCAGACTTCTTTTCCACAACTGTTGGAATTTCGATGTTCAGAGAGCGGAATTCCGTGTGTATGTCTTTTACAATCTGGTTTCTTTCACGTAGCAATTCACTTCGTTTTCTTGGGTCTTTGATGTTCTCCATTATTTCTAACCAAAGAACATCTTCTATTGCTAGGTTGCGTGCCAGCAGGCGAACAAGCTCTTTATGTCGTTCATATTCGGCTTCCCCAACCCGCTGGCGTAATCGCGTCTCGTATACTTCGACGTTCACAGTTTCTTTGCTATCTCTCGAATTTCCCTTGTGAGGTCTTTCTCGATATTCTTAGCTCGGTGGTCTACCTCTGCTAAGATAGCTTTTTCTAGAATAGCCGCCTTGACAACAGCCTGCTGTTGCAGGTTTAGCTTCGCTTTCATTGCCTTGGTAAGATACTTTTCGTACAGCTCTTCCATTTCATCTTTGTGAGCACGCATAAACTTGGCATACTGTTTCCTGACCATTAGCCTAAAAACAGGCGACCTCATCCATGCTACTGCACAAAACAAAGCAACTAGAAATGCTACTCCACCTAATACCATTATGTTATCCATTAACATATCAAGTATGGTCGAGTCTGCCGTTACATTGTTTGTCGTGTTATTTTCCATAATATCACTTACACCCTATACTTTGGGGGTTATTTAAAGGTTTTGGTGTGGCCCTTATGACGTTATATGTATAAGTTCCTGTGATTTATCTGTCCGATAAAGACCACATATTAATATAGACTATGCTAGTATATATAGTTTGTCTCACCATTTAAGTACGGTGTATCAAAACGTGATACCACTTACTTCCTTGCCTATAAATCTCACACAAAAAAATAGTCTTTGCGTCGTCTATAAGTTGCAATGCTTGGTCAAGTGAGGCAGCCGCGTCGCCGGGCGTGTCATTGATTCCTGATATTGTTTCTATTACGTTGAGTGCCATTATTAATTCTCCTTAATTTCTTCTTCTTCACAATCTTCTTGATTGTGGTTATTTCTGAAAGTTCCCTTTCTAACCTGTTCTATCTGACTGTTCTGTTGAGCAGTCCATACTTCTAATACCTTATATATAATAACCATTGCTGGTGAACCAACAATTAGTAATACTGATTTATATGCTTCTATATCCTGCACCATTGCAGGGTCTCTAAATGACATGATAACTAAGAATATAGCAAGTCCTACCCATGCCAAAACGACAGAAGCAGCTATAATGCCCATCATGAAGTTAACGAATTTATCGTCGCCGTTGCCGTTAGTTACCATTGTCCTCCCTATCGGTATCTTCGGCTATATCCGTATGAACTGCATAGTCATATGTATACCAGCAATCACATATAGTAGTAGGCCAATAGTATGAATAGTCTTCATAATTTGGGTCTCTACCTTCTGGTTCTCCAGCATCATCATACAGCATATAATTTACTTCATAACATTCACAACGGAAACCCATCGCTCGCTGCTCTGGTAACGATGTACAACCACCATGTTTCTTTTCGCGCTCGATATTCTCGTTTTCCTCAAAGTCTTCTGCATTATCATTGTTTGCATTTATTAATATAAGACCAAAGAGTAGAACCATCGCAATGAGTAATATAGCTCCTGCTTTTTTATTTTCTTCTTCTTTCTTTTTGTTCATTATGCCTCCACTCTTATCTCTGGAATATACATATATTCATAAAATTCTAAGGTTGTGTCTTCGAGTATATTAGCCATTAAAATGACATAGACTTCATAATTACCGTCGGTTCCATTTAGTTCTTCATAACTCATATTAAGCCAATGGTCGTCCCAGACTGCACCC